AATGGCGGGGACAGGAGTAGTCGCGCGCGACCAAAAAATTCAACGCGACCCGATCGACCGGCGCATTGCGGACGGCCGTTCCCCGCCGCATAACCAAACTACCCCCCCCGAGCGCAGCCCCCCAACCTAGCGACGACAAAAACTTTCCTAGCGCATGGAAGCGCGCCACAATAGGTGCATCCATGACGCTCCGCGACTTCCTCCATTCGATATACGTTCCGCTCCGACTCCGCGGCCGTAGCCATAACTCCGTCCGATTGCTCGAACACGCGATCCGCCAATACGGCAAATTCCTCCGGCGCGACGCCGTCTTAGCGGATTTCGACGATTTGACCGTTTCGCAGTTCCTTTCCCATCGCGGCGCGAAACTCTCGCCGTACTCCGTCGAACGGGAGCGGTCCGGCTTGCTCGCGCTATGGCGGCTGGCCGCCGACCGCCGCCTCGTCGATAACCGGCCATGCGTCCAGGCGGAACTACTTCCCGAGCGAACCCCGCGAGCGTTCACCGTCGCGGAGCTCGAAAGGCTTTACGCCGCCGCCGAAACGACGCCGGGCTATATCGGGCCGGTCAAGGCCGCCGCGTGGTGGCCCGCCGTAATGATGGTCGCCTACGAAACGGGCGAGCGCATCGACGCCGTAACCCATGTTCCGAAAGTGTGCTATACGGCGCCGTTCCTACGGGTTCCCGCCGGCATCCGTAAAGGGAAACGCCAAGAGCGCCTATTCGAACTGACGGCCGCGACTTGCCAACTGGTCGACATAGCCGCCCGCCACGACGAACCGACCCTATTCCTATGGCCGATGGACCCGTCGGGACTCTACAACCACTTCAAGAAAATAACTGCCAGGGCGGGGCTGGGGACGGGCCGGGAGGTAATGTTCCACTGTCTGCGCCGGACGACCGCGAGCCATCTTGCCGCCGCCGGAGGGGACGCGACCGCCTACCTTGGGCACAGTTCCGACAAGATCACGCGGAAAAGCTACCTCGACCCGCGCATTGTCAACGCCGCGGGGGTCAAGCCGATTGACGCTCTACCAAAGATTCGACCGCCGGAGGGGCCGCGCATTCATCGGATTGCGTGACCCGCCACGCCGTCCGACCGATCCGCCGGCCGCGGAGGTGCTTGCCCGTAAAGTGATAGATATACCCGCGCATCCGCCCCGTGTTGTGGTCCGGCCGGATGCCTTGAGCCGCCGCGACCGTATTCCATTCCGGCGGGAGCCAGGTTGCCGGCGCCGCTCCCGAGTGGAGCAACAGGGACAAACAAACCTGTTCGGGTAGCCGTCGCGGATTCCAGCCGCGCCGGTGGCCGCAGTCGCGCAGCCGCGCGAACAGCCCCGCGTGTTGCTGGGGTCCGTAGAGAAATAGCCCGCCGTTTAGATGGTGCGTGTCCGGGCACGGCCGTAGCCCCGTCCATTCCGCCCAGGCCCGTACGCACTTGTCCCGGTGAATCGAAATCGCGACGCCGTTCAAATAGCCTATGTCCGCGGGGTCCGGCGGAAACTGGCAGGCGGAAACGACGCCGATATTCTCCACCGGGACCAGGTCGAAGGGGTCCGGCGCGTCCTCCCGAATCAGCATATCCGCGTCGAGTTGTAGAACGCGGTCGAAATCGCAGAGCCGGACGGGGACGAATGCCTTTTGCCAAAAGATATGGTGCGGCGCCAGCGGCTTCAGTAGCTCGACGAACTCGCAGCCCCATCGGGCGGCCGCCGCTTGGAAACTGCGCCGGCTTTCCGGATGGAGCGACCGGCCGCCGACGTTCAGCGTAGCCAGTGCCTTTTTCACGCCGCGACCTCCGCGCGAATATGGCCGATCGCCGCCGCCACCTGGTCCGGCGTTGGCTTAATCCCGAGGAACGCCACAAGATCCACGACGACCGCGGCCGTATGGTTCCGCATCGCTTCCCAAGAAACCCGGCAGACGCTCGACTCCGGCAATGTCTCCAGGAACGATTCCCGCTCCGCCCATAGCCAGCGTTGGACCGCTTCCGCCTGTTCGTCCGAAACCGCCAGCCATCCCCGCGCCAGCCGGCTCCGCCTTTGCAGGCTCTCGACGCTTTCCTCTAGGGGCCGATCACAGACGACGACACGCAGCCCGTCGCCGGCGGCCGCCAGCAATTCCGGACCCATGGCGCAGAGATGCGGATACTTGCCGCCGGCAAGGGGCCGCGCCGCCAACCGCTTCCGGACCCAGCCCGACAATTGCCGCGCCAACTCCAGGCGGTCCATTCCGATTTCCGTCGCCGGGAACCGGGCCGCGCGTTCACAGATAGCCGCCAGGCCGACCGCCTCGCCGCCGCCGCCGTGCCGACCTTCCCAGCCCCCGAGCCGGTCGCCCATCGAAACGCCCAGTTTATGCAGGACCATAGCCGTAGCGCTCGACCCGGACCTATGGAGCCCCATGACCGCAACGAACCGTTTAGGCTCCGCCGGGGACGCCGGCCGCTTCCCGTTCCACCAGCGCTCCGGCGGGGTCTTCCCGGATATGTTCGACTGCCCGGCCGCCTGCCCGCACAACCAGGACGCCGGCGCGTAGTATCCGGCGGATTCCGCCTTATGCAGCCGCCCATAGTGGTGATCGATATGGCAGGCATTCCGCCACTGGTCCGCCGCGTTCAACCAGCGGTATAGCTTGGTCATCCCCTCCCGGCCCCGAACCGCGTAGGCATGGGTCCGGTTGACATTTGACGCCCGGACGACCAGGGGATTGCCGGGGACCGCCAGCGCCGGCCGGAGGTGCTGCCCGCCCAAATACGCCTGGACCCAATCGGCCGGGAGCGCCGCTAGGTACGCTCTCGCCTGGTCCGCGAACCCCTCGCAAAACGTCGCGTCGTCTTCGAAAATCAAAACGCTTTCTTCCCCCGCGTTCAAGGCGTCTTCAATGATCCGAACATGGGACCGATAGCACCCCCAGGCGCCGCCGCCTTGCCGCCACCAATCCGGGTGCCGGCATTGCTTGCCGTCGATTGCCGAAACGACCTCTATTTCCCCGAACGGGAAATCAGCGGGGACGCCCGCAAAGAACGCCGCCAGCCGGTCCGGCCGCCGCTCCAGGGAAACAACCGCTACACGGTCAAACATAACCCGCCTTCCTTGCGTTTCGGATTGCCGCCTTTACCAGTAGCCGCGCCGCCGGAGCCAGGAACGGTATTCGGCGCTTCCGGCTTTCCTCGCGCAGCCATGCAACGACGGTTTCCAGGTTGTCGGCGGTCCATTGCACTCCGCGCGCGTCGCATTCCCGCGCGCGGGCGTTGCACTTGCACGACGGGGAAGACCGTATACCAATCCGCCCGAGTAGCTTTTTTATTTCGGTGCCAGCGCCGCCGCCGGGGGCCGGCTTCGCCGCCCGAGGGTATGCCGGATGGCCAACGTCGACCGTAATTGTGTCGCCGTCGCGCGAGACAATGCAGGCCGCGACCTCCGCGAGCGTGTAGCCGCGTTCGCGGCATCGGGACTCCAGGAAATGAACGGCGCACGTAATCATGGGAGCGGGTTCGCGTCTTGCTTGGAACGACTTGACCCGTTGAGTTTGACACCGACCTTGGTTCCAGGTGTTGGACTGGATATAGGGCCTGCCCATGAGCCATCGCATTCAATGGGGTGCCTTGTGCTACCGCCTTGCGTTCCATTCCCAGCCGAGCCGGAAATATATTGGCATTCCACCCGCACTGTAAGATCGAAAACCCATCCCAAGGTAGATGGGTTGCAGTCCGACAGGCGAAATGAAATCACACTATTCCACGCATAACCAGGAACAACCCCACTTCCCAACCATGCCCCTACCCCGTCCCAGACAAGCGGTATGTCAACGCTTTTCTTTATTTCTTCGCAAACATATAGAACCATGCCGTCCTGTTCGGCAGTGAATGCCGGAAAATCTATTGAAACGGTGACGCTCGAAGGCTTGCAATCCGTGCAGTCTGGCGGCGAAGACGAAGAACTAGACGAAGACGAACTAGACGACGACGAACCGCAGCATTCGCAGCGCCCAATATTTTCCGTAGTCGTTTTCAAGATCCGCTGCCCTCATACAGCCGCGCCCATATCTTCGTTTTTGTGACGACAATTTCCCCGTCGATACACTCGACGTTTGTTACCACTTCAATCCACTGCGCGTCGCCGGATGATTCGGACGGCTTGGAGCTGGAATACGAACCGGACGCGGACGACGCGGAGTGAGACGAACTAGACGAACCGCAATTGCAAAACCGGCAACATGTTTCCTGATCCGGATGGGGTCCGCTTGCCGGTTGGTTGCCGTTGTGAAAATCGTTGGGTTCGTTTGGCTGCGCGCAATACGATTCCGCGAAATTCCCGTTAGGCCAATAGCAAAACCAATCGCCGCCGCTCGACGATCCGGACTCCGATTCCGACGACGCGGAGGAACTTCCGCACCCGCACGCCTCGCAGCATTCATCCTCTGTATCGTGCGGCCCGTTGACCGGCGTGTTGCCGTTGTGGTAGTCGCCTGGTTGGTTCGGCTGCGCGCAATACGCCAGCGATTCGTCTCCGTTTGCCCAATAGCAAAACCAGTTTCCAGGGGAAGACGAACTGGACGCACTGGACGACGCCGAGGAATCCGAAGACGACTTCGACGAACTGGACGACTTCGAAGAACTTGAAGACGACGACGAAGACGAACTTGACGACTTCGACGAACTGGACGAAGACGACGAAGACGACGACGAACCACATTCGCACTCCATGATCCGGAGAATGCGCCAAAATGGTTCCGAGTCTTTTTCCGCCGGCGTTTCGTACCGCGCCTCCAGGACCGAGCCGCGCTCAAGCGCCGCCGATGGGTCGAACCCCTGCGATACGTTGAACGTCGCCAGGGTGGAGGCTATATCCCAAAGGACGACGGTTTTCTCTCCGCCCTCCATCGGCAGAAAGATAGACCCGCACTGCGAGTCAGTATGGGCGCGGCTTAACGTGACTTCGTCGCAAACGACGCCGCCGCAAGATTGCAGGGTTCCTATAGTGCGAAAGAATTTGTCGCGCTGGGGCTCATCGGGACGATAGGGCCAATATCCCGCGCCGCGGACGCCGGGGCCGCGCTCAACGGTTTTCACCGCCGCCGCGATGCGCTCCGCGGCTTGCTTCGTGAAAACAACGCCGGGTTTACGTTCCGTCGGTGTGCGCCGGGCCATTAAGTGATACCCCCGAACCCGGAAAAGCTACGCGATTCGTAAGGGTTCGCGCCGTCTCCCCCGTTGATAACGACCGGGAAACCGGGCGTTCCGGCATCCACTGCGACGCCGCCCGAAAGGCTGGCGGGTTCCTTAATGGGCTTTTTATCCTGCCCGAGTATGGCCGCCGTGTATTGACCGGACCCCGTCGGGTTTCCTTCCCCGTCCACTAGCTGCGAATAGCCAATATCCAGCGGCTTGAGGAACCACGTATCTTTTCGGTAGGCGAAATCGTAAGAGACTTCCCAATACACAAACGTCGCCCCGTCCGCGTTTTCCGTTTTCTTAGAGAACCGGCCGCCTTGGCATTTCCAGGTGAATTTTGGACAACCTAGAAACGTGTCGTTATTCAACGTGTTGGTATAGCTTTCAAGGATGCTGAGAAACGACAGGTCGCCGTAGCATCGCGTGAGCGAGACGGATAGCTCCGCCTGTTCCATAGTCAGGTCTGGCAGCGCGACCCCGGCGGAATTCGTAATCGGGTTTCCGGCAATGTCCTTCCAACAAGGGGCCGACGTTACGCCGGAGCCGCCGCTCCATACGTCCGCCGGCAATTGGAACGGGGCCGCCTGTTGCTCGCTTGATGGGACGGAATACTTGACCGTAACCAGGTAGAGCAACAACGTGTCGCCGCGCGGCTTACAGTCAAACTCCAGCGCGAACACACTGCCGTCGTCCGGATGGGTATCCCCGAACGTGATCCCCGGCGCCTGCGATATGTCGCGGATTGACGTAGACGGCGAATCGACGCGCACGATGAACGACCGCGAATACGTCATCGTGTCCCGGTACTTGCCGGACACACTGCGGTCGTCGATAGATTCCGTAACAGCTACGATCGCCATATCTGCCCCTTAGAAATTCAGTTCGACCAGTTCAAGGCCCATGTCTTCCGTGTTGTCCGCGATCCGCGCGAGATTGGCGGCGTTTTCCTTTTCGAATGCCCGTTTCCCACTGTCCGGGGTCATAAGGCGGAGCATCTCGTTAACGCCGGCCGTGGAGCGAACGTCGAGCCCCTTTGCCAGCTTCGCTTCCTCAATCTTGACCTCTACCGGCTGTTTCGGGTCCAGCGTTGTTTTCTTGACCTCATCGGTAGCCGTGCGGGCTTTCTCAATGTCGGCCCGGATGCCGCGGAACGCCGTCGTGATGGGGCCGGCAACGCCCTCCGCCCCATCCTTCGCCCGGTCCCCGAATGTCTCCCCGAATAGCCGACCGGCTTCCGACGCGTTATCTAGCATCGCCTGCCCGTAGGCCGCCGCCATTTCATTTGATGCCGCCGCCAGCTTTTCGGCTTCCTCCGCGTAGCCCCCGGCTCCGGGTATGTAGCTCGCCGCGCCGGCAATCAATTCGAAGAACTTGCCCGCGACGTTGAGCAACACGGCGCCGATAGCGTTTCCGGCAACTTCGAACGACTTAAAAACCGCTTCCGCGAACGAAACCGCCCGGCCGAATAGATCGACGACCGTAGCCCAATACTGGCCGACGCCCTCCGCAAACTTGAAGACTTCCGGAATGTTTTGAATGATGTAGTCCGCGACGCCGGCCAGGTACTCCGCGCCGTCTAGAATGCCGTCCGCGATAGCCTCCCCGATATTCGCGCCGCCGAACCCCGTCACGAAATTCGTAAAGGCTTCATTGATCGCCGTAATTGCCGGGGCCAGGTTCGCCGTAATCTGCGTGACGACCCCCTCAATAGCCTTTTCCACGAGCGTCCAAGAATCGTTCATTGCTTCGACGTTCTTTCCTTGAACGTCCGTTACGGCCAGGCCAAACCGCTCCGCCATTTCCATGGCTTGCCGGATGCCGTCGGCGCCGTCCGCAAACAACGGGAGCAACTCCGCGCCGGCCTTGCCGAATAGCGCGATACTCGCCGCGGCCCGCTCCGCTTCCGTCGGTAGCGCGGCGATTCCGTCCGCAATCAACTGAAAACGCTCCGAACCGCTCTTGCCCTGGAGATCCTCCAGAGAAAGACCGATCGCGGCAAACGCCGCCGTCGCGGTCTTCGAACCCTGCGCCGCCAATACAAACGCCCGGTCCGCCTTCGTGAGCGCGTTCGAAATCGTGTCGACGCCAACGCCGGCCAGGTCGCCCGCTAGGGCAAGGCCGGCTATCTCGCCGTATGTCTGCCCGGTCCGCGTCGCCAGTTTCGATAGCGTGTCGATCGTCTCCGCGGCCGCCGCCGACATTCCGTAGAGCGACTGCGTGGCCGCCGAAATGCCGGAAGCAATCTGCCCGAATAGCTGCGCCCCCGAAATGGCCGTCAACGTCCCCAGGCCGGACCGTAGCCCCTTAACGTCTTTCGCCAGTGAGTCGAACGCCGCGGATGCCGTCTTCGTGCCGGCAACCAGGCCCGCCGTATTTGCGGTGAAAACAGCGGCGATTTTAGACGTTGCCATTTATCGGCCTTCCAACTGTTTCGCAAAAACGGGAATCTTTCGCAGTTCCGCGATCATCTCCGCCTGTGTCTGGGGACGGACCGGAACAGGCTCCGGCTCCCGATACGTCGGGCTAAACTTCGTTTCGAAATCCGGTCCCGTCTTTCCTCCGAGCGCCGCGCCCAACAGAGAAACCATTCGCCCACTACGCCGCCAATCGTCGCCCCACGGTTCAAGGTCATAGAAATGCCGCCATTCCCGGACCAAATCCATAGGCATCCGCTCCGCGAGGCCGTCAACGTCTACCGTCCCCATTGCCAGCGCCAGCCGGAACAGGAACAGCCGCTCAGGCTCTCGCTCTAGTCTTTTTTTGCGTCGTCCGTCGCCTCCGGCCCGCGTAGGACGCCGCCCCAGGCGGAAACGTAAAGTTCCATAACGGCCTTCGGCGGCATTGCCTCGACCTGGCCGACTTCCTCCGGCGGAAACATGCGCGTCCCGTCCGGGTTCGCCAGCACGACCGCCACCGTCCGGGCAATCAACTCAGCCGACGGCTCCGCGCCGTTTAGCCGCCGATGCTCCAGCGCGATCGAATGCCACTCCGAAAACGTCGGATACCGTAGGTCGACCTCGACGCCAAGCGCCGGAACCGCCACCGGCTCCAGGCGGTTCACCGCCCGGCAAGAATCTAAAAGTGAGTCGCGCGAAACAGCCATCACCCTGCCCCCTTTAAATAAATTGAAATTCCATCGTGGACCGAACAACTTCGCCAGCCGAACCGCTTACCGTCAGTTTCGACAGCATCGCCGCATACGAAACGGTTCCCCAATCGCCGGAGATCGTCAGATTCCCGACCATGCCGGTATCCAGGGCGCTATAGACGGGCGTCCCCAATAGTTCGACAGTCGCCGTGCCGGGGTCGATCGTGCCGGGGTGGTACTGCCGGACGACGCGCGACGCGTAACCCGTGCCGACCGTGTTGGACTCAATGCCGGTTACGTCCGACGGGGAACAGGTCGCCGGCGTCGTGTCGAACCGGACAAGGCCGTTCAGCGGGAACCCCGCGAACCGTGCGAAGGTGCCTTGAGCGTCTGGGAAATGTTTCGCCATCGGCCAGCCTCCGGCTAGGCCGCCTGCGATGCGGGCGCCGGGTCAGTCGACGGAGCCGGGGCCGGCTTCAAGAACGCCGCCAAAAGTTCCGGGTCGTCGATGGCAAACTCTGCCGTACCCTTGATAACGTCCCCGACGGCCGCCTCGACTTCGTAGGACGTACAACGGGCCGTGCCGCTAATGCCGAGCCCGGCGCATTCGATCGGGTACGCCTTATCCGTCGGCGGTTCCTCCAGGCCCAGGAACGAAATCGAAACGATCGCCAAAACGCCCTTGTTCGGGTCGTCAATCAGCGGGGGGTCTTGATAGAGGCGCTTTGAGCCGGAGGGAATGTCGGTAGTCGAAACGTCAATCTTGTCGTCGGTAGACGACCCGTTGACCTTTTTCTTGATATTGGTGCAGCCGAATTCCTGCCCGGCAAAGGTAAACGTGATTCCCTGCGAATCTTCGTAAGGGTAGGCCATTGCGTTAAACCTCGCGAAATCGGATTTCGAACTGGAGCGCTACTGTGTACGTCGGTTTTCCCTCGCCGGCGAAATCGACAAGATCGCCGTCGGCCTCATCGGCCAGGAACACGCGTTCGATTGTTACGCCGTCCGCCTCCCCCTTGAAATTGTCCACAGCGACCCGGACCCGCTCCGAAAGTTCCTTCCCGGCCGCGTAGGTATCGGAGTAAATCCAGACCGAAAACGACGCGATGGGGACGAACGCGTTATTCGTCAAC